AAGTGGAACGCTGACGGCTCTGATGGTGAAGGCTTCATTGCTCACGAACTGGCAGAAGTATGCCCCGGCGCAGTTACTGGCGAGAAGGATGCAGTCAATGAAGACGGTAGCATCAAGCCACAAGGCATCGACACCAGCTTCTTGGTTGCCACATTGACAGCGGCAATTCAAGAACAGCAAGCCATCATCACCGCTTTGACAGCCCGAGTTGAAGCACTGGAAGGACAACCATGAGCAAAATTTCGTTAAGTGGCAACGCCAGCGGCACAGGCACGTTTACGATCGCCAGCCCAAACAGCAACACTGATCGCACACTGACACTTCCTGACAATACTGGCACAGTTGTAACAACAGGTTCAACATCTGTGGTTACTCCGGCAATGCTGACTCAGCCTCTTACTTCAGGCACTGCTGTCGCATCAACCTCTGGCACTTCAATTGATTTCACCTCGATTCCGTCTTGGGTGAAGCGAATTACGGTGATGTTTAACGGGGTGAGTACAAATGGAACTAGCAATTTACTTGTGCAAATCGGTGATTCCGGTGGGGTTGAAACTACTGGATATGTAAGTTCAGCCAACTATTCAACAAGCAGTAGCGCAGTAAGTGACGCAGGTTTTTTTATTCTTTACGGAATTGCGGTAAACACAAACACGTTTCAAGGAATGGTCATACTGGCTAATTTGTCGGGGAACGTATGGGTTCAAAACGGCAACATGACGGATAACCAGCAACGCAATTCAAGTAGTGCAGGTTCCAAAACCCTCTCCGACACCCTCGACCGAGTTCGCATTACCACTGTCGGCGGCACAGACACCTTTGACGCTGGTTCCATCAACATCATGTACGAGTAAACAACCATGAGCCAAGTAAACACAAACGCAATTTACGATGCCTCTGGAGGCCAGTCAGCCAAGCTGTACGGTGTTTCCATGCGAAATGGCGGTACAGCCTATGTTAACCGCATCATCAATGGTGCGATGGTGATTGACCAGAGGAACGCTGGTGCGAGTGTGACTCCTACTTCTGGCGCAGCAAACTATACTGTTGATCGTTGGCGTGTAGCGGTAAGTCAGAGCAGCAAGCTGACAGCGCAGCAAAACGCTGGGGCAATAACACCACCTGCCGGGTTTACAAACTACCTCGGCATTACAAGTTCTTCAGCCTACTCTGTGTTGGCAACAGACTATTTTCTTTTGACGCAATATGTGGAAGGGTTTAATTCCGCAGATTTCGCATGGGGAACTGCAAACGCTCAATCCGTCACCTTGTCTTTTTGGGTTCGTTCAAGTCTGACGGGGACTTTTGGTTGCTGCGCCACAAACAGCGCAGGAAATCGCAACTACCCCTTCACATACACAATTAGTGCAGCGAATACGTGGGAGCAAAAGACCGTCACCATCCCGGGTGACACGACAGGTACTTGGCTCACCACAAACGGCATTGGAATTACTCTGTATTTTGGGCTGGGTGTTGGATCAACATACAGTAGCACTGCTGGCGCTTGGACGGGGACGTCTAACATTTTTGGAGCAACAGGCGCAACCTCTGTAGTCGGCACAAACGGAGCCACCTTCTACATCACAGGCGTACAACTTGAAGCTGGTAGTGTTGCTTCACCGTTTGAGCGCAGGGACTACGGGCGTGAGTTGATGATGTGCCAGCGGTATTTTGCAAAATCATTTCCTCTAGGCACTGCACCAGTGCAAAACGCAGCCATAACAGCAGGAGCACTTATTTACACAACACAAGTGACAAACACTCAATACTTAACAGCGCAAACAAATTTGCCAGTAACAATGAGAGCTTCTCCAACTATTACGACATACAACCCTTTTGCGGCAAATACAGGGTGGTCAGCGTCTGGTACTGGAAACTATACAGCAACAACATATTCTCTTGGGGACAGTTCTATAGCATTAAGAAACGACACTGTAGTGCCAAGTGCTGGAGCAAACATGTCAATTCACTGGACTGCATCTTCGGAGTTGTAAATGTATAAATTAACCCCAATCATCAACGTTGTTCAACGCTTGTCCGACAACGCCTTCATCCCCTTCGATCCCGATAACCGCGATTACGCCGAATATCTGAAATGGGTTGAAGCAGGGAACACCCCACTTCCCGCTGACGAGTAAAATCCGGCAAAGGATTCAACATGGCAGACTATCAAAGATTGCGAACCCCATTTACATCAATGAGTTTTACTCCTGATGTACCCAGTAACGCATTGGGAACAACTGAATACAGCAATGGTCTGAATGTTGAAGCCGATGTCCGTGGCATTAAAAAGGTTGGTGGAGAAGAAGAGATCCTCTCTACCATTCCCGGTAATGTCGTGTTCTATGAGGGTGGCTTTCGATCTGAAGCCACTTGGGTCTATATTGCCGCTACCCGTGAAGGTAAGTGGTACATGCTCACATCTAGTGGTATTACCAACATTACCCCCGGTGTTGGTGCTAACCCAAACGTTGCTCTGTCTGGTTATTCTGATAATGTGAACATTACTGCTTCTTGGGTAGGTAATGTTTTTTTTATCAATGATGGTTTGCGCTCTCCAATGTACTTTCTGCCAACAAGGACAGAAATCAACATTTATGACGCTGCTCCTGATAACTATGTCTGGAACTACGATGTTGGCGTAACAGCAACCCGTGCTGGGTTTGTTCGCAACTTCTCCTCTCCCAACGTTGGCAACATCTTGGTTTCTGGCAACCTGACAAAAGACTTCTCTACCGGGACTACTGTCAACTACCCAACAACCATCCGTTGGTCACAAGCATTTGCAAGTTCTGGTGCTCCTGCCACTTGGATGCCTACTTTGAACAACGTAGCCAACGAACAAGAAGTTCCTGTCCGTGGTCCATTGATTGACGGCTTTGTCCTTGGTGGAAGCTTCTATCTGTGTTCCTACTGGGATACAGCAGTAATGTCTCCCATTTCCTATCAAAACAGTACAGCACCAGTATTTGGTGTTCGTCTGTATAACCAAGGTCGTGGGTTGCTGAATAACAACTGCTGGACCAATACAGATGCCAATGTCTACGGTGTAGATAGCCGGGATATTTGGGTGTTTAACGGGTCTGAGTTTGCCTCTCTTGGCAACCAAAAGGTCAAGAATTACTTCTACAGCAATCTGTCTCCTACCTATTCTGACCGTGTGTTCATGGTCAACAACACCCAAAAGAACCAGATTGAGATCTATTACCCTGATCTGACATCTACTGGTTGGTGCAACAAGATGCTGTCTTGGCGCTATGACTTGCAGATCTGGAATGCTCCTAGAGATGTCGCCAATGCTTGTATGGGCACAGAAGGGCCTGTATTCGCTTCAGGAGCCTTCAAATACGCATCACGCACTGTTGTGTATGCCCAAGGCAATACAGCGTCTTCTAAGCCCATCCAGACCAATCGTACCAATGCTTTCCGTGGTGCGGCTATTCCTACCTTGTTTGAGCGTACAAACCTTGTTTTGCAGACAGAACAAGGACCTGTTCCTTACTCGTCTAAGGTGTATGTCCACAGGATGCTTCCTGAGATTGCAGGATCTGGTTCTGTAGAGATCACTGTGGGTGGTGCTAACTCTACCCAGCAAGAGCCTGTTTATGGTGCTTCTGGGATTGTTGCAATTGATACGGACAATCCTTGGGTTACTACGCAACAAAATGCTGTTCGGACAGTGTCAGTTAAGGTAGAGTCCAACGATGCTACCGATGCTTGGAATATGACAGCATTGAACTGGCAAGCAACTGTTGTTGAGGATGCTTTCTAATGCCATTCTTTCTTGATGGAAATCCAACTCCGGCAGAAATCTCGGAGGCTGTTAACTATGTCATTGCAAACTTGGATAACAACGTTGTTGCCAACCAAGAGACAGGACAGATCGTTGGTCCATCAGGAGAAGTAACAGGCTATTTATACAAATATATTTTTGTTAAATATGCCGATAGTTTTGATGGCACATTGAATTTCAGTGATACACCGACAAACAGGTTGTATTACGGTATTCGCAATTCAGACAGTTCTGTTGAATCAACAAACCCTGCTGATTATGTTTGGAATGCGGTAACTGGTGGTTTTGGTACTACCAAGTTTCTGTATTACATAACCACTGGTGGCAGAACCATTCAATTCGCAGTTGCAACAGCAGTTCCAAATACTGGCTGGTTTATCGATCCCGGTACAGCTATTGACTTGGATTTCACTACTGCTTCTAGTGCAGTTGCCAACTTTGTTGTTATCCGAGTTGCAAATAGTTCTGCCGCTCCAACTGACGCTGAATGTATTGCGGCTATTGGTCGAACACCAATATCTGGAGATCTTTGCACTGTTAACTACAACAGTGGCATTTACTCTATTGTTTACAAATACACCACTGGTTGGGCTGTATTTCAGAAATACATTACTGGTGATTTGATTGTTGCCAACAGCATCACTGCCAATAACTTAAGTGTTTCTCAGTTATCTGCAATATCGTCCAACTTGGGTACTGTTACTGCGGGTAGTTTGAACATCAATAATAAGTTTATTGTTGACGCTTCTGGTAACACAACAATTCAGAATGCCACTACTGGCGCAAGACTTTTTATTGCCAATAATGTGATTAAGGTTTATGACGCATCCGGGGTATTGCGTGTGCAAATTGGAGATTTGTCAGCATGAGTTATGGGATTAAAGTTGTTACTGATTCAGGGCAGGTAATTGATTCGTCAATTATTCCCGGAACACTTTATGACATTTTTGTCGTTGGTGGCGCAGATACTGGATCAAAAAGTTATCCAGAATTGCAAGGATTTACCATATATGCAAGTGTTCAGAAATTTGCGGCTCAACCAAATGCAATCACGAACACTTCTGTTACTTATCCTTCTGGGTATCCAGTATTGAATTGGTTTCCTTCTGGTTCATCTGCCACACCTGCTCCAGCAACAATTACTGTATTTGCAAAATGAGTTTTGGTTTATATACAAAGGGTGATTATTCTCAAATGATTATTTCATCTGAGGCTAATACGCTTGCTTATGTTGGCAAAGCAACCTTCGTAAATCGGGAAGGGTATATTAATCCGGGATATGCTCCATATTATTTTACTAACGGGCCAGTGGTTTATTACAATTTCCCGATCTGTTCGGTTTATTCGTACACATTTAATGCTGGAGGAAGAGATGTTGTATTCTTCCAATATGCTCCATATCCACAAAAATCATCTTTAATCTCTGCATCAAAGGACGCAGGTGGAACATATACTTTGTATATTGCTTCTCAGCCAGCAGGTGCAACTTCTTTTATTCCTACTGTTTACTGTTTTGCAAAAACAAACACCGCAAGCTCTTCTGGTTACGGAATGAATGTTTGGAAAGCTGATTCATCTATTGCATTTACAACAGCAGAAAAAGCTTTAATTGTAAAAGAATACTATACCGGGACTTTTCAATATAGCAATATGACTCCGATGGTCGGATCTACTCAGGTTGTTTTTGTCGGAAATAGTCCAAATCAATATGCAACAACTATTTCCTATATTCCACCAGCGGATTCAATTCCTCAAACAATAACAAAGCCAATATTGTATTTGCCGTCTTATCAGACTGCTGGTGCAAAAGCCCCACAATGGACTTTCCAAGTTTATGAATTACTTGGGGCTTACAATCCATCAACAACAAATTTAGAAGTTGAATGGGTTGGCGCTGGTAGTGGTGGCTTTAATCCGACCACATATCAAACAAACGCCAGAACTGGATTTGCAATGGTTGCAGACGGCGCAGATTACGATTGATGAAATCAAAGGATAAATCATGGGATCTCAAATCGCTCAAGTAGCATCGTCTACTCAACCGCAAGGAAAAGGATCGGCATCTCCTGCTGCTCAATCCACTCCTGTTGAGATTAATCTGCCTTCTGAACAACCATATCCCCAGCCTCAGGGGAAAGGTAGCAGTGTGACTTATCCCGGTCAGGGAGGGCAACCAAAAATGGGTGTTCCAAATAATTATTCCAATACTGTTGGACAGTGGGATAATGCGTCTATTCAACCTCGCCAGACACAATCTGGGAAAGGAAAAGGGTATTAATCATGGGTGGTGGAAAAAGTAAAAGCAGTAATCAGGTTCAATTAACGCCTGAACAGCAACGTGTCTTGAGCGTCCAGACGGAGGCTCTTGAAGGCACATTCATGCCAGCGTATAAGAAAACGATTGGCATGGCTGAAAACGCTCTTGGTCAAACAGCCCCTGCCGCAACAGAAGCCGCTCAAACCGCGATGGATGTATCAGGTCGTGCTGGTGCTTTGCAAGAGGCAACTGGTGCTGCTGGTCTGACAACTGGTATGGGTGGTCTTGCTTCTTTGTTTGACCCTCAATACGAGGAACAACAAGTACAGGCCGCTTTGCAAGCTGGTCGTGAAGCAGGTCGTGAAGAGATGAATCAGCAAGTTGCCAGTTATGGTGGTGCTGGTGGTTTGGGCTCTTCTCGTGCCGCTCTAGCTTCTGCTAACTTGGCATCCTTACAAGAACAGCGTCAAGCTACTGCCGCCGCTACTGCTCGTGCTGGTGTACAGGCCAACAAAGCTGCTGCCGCTAGAGAGTTGATGACTGGTGGTCAAGGTCAACTTACTGCCGCTCAACAAGCTGCTGCTGGTCGTGTTAGCTTGGCCCAGACACCTCAAGACATCTTGGCTAAGTATGCTTCTGTTGTGTACGGTACACCACAAGCCTCTACAGCACCTAACTTCTCTGGCACACAAGGTAGCACAAGCTCTAGCAAGGGTTTTGGTATTTCAGCACCTAAGTGGGGTTAAGCATGGCTCAATTTGGAATAAATTTTGGCGACCCAAAAGGTTTTGCAGACTGGACGAGATATGCGGGGTTTGATCCTAACAAGCCCATGATTGGCGTTGCTCCTCCAGCGAATGCTCCTGTTGCTCCAGTTTCACCAACGATGACTCAGGTTGGTCAGCAGATTGCTCATATGGGCACTCAACTGGGCCAAGGAAACTTTATGAATGCCGCCAAGATATTCCAAGGTGGTGCTGTTCCGGCAACTACTGCCGCTGTTGTTTCTGGCACTCCTGCCACAACAAATAAACCAATGCCTCGTGATCAAGATGGCGATGGAATGATTTCTGATTGGGAGGAATGATCATGGCTGAACCCGTAAAGCCACCAGCAACTGATTTGGGCGTTATAGAAGTTATCGCTACTGGCATTCCTCCTAATGCCACTGGTCAAGATCGCATAAAAACTGCTGATCTGATCAACAAGAAGATTACCAACGACACAGAAGGCCATATCAACACGCAGACACAGTTGTTGCCAATGATTGGGGCTTTGCTTGGTGGCAATCTTAAAGAGGCGTACAACTACTACAACGGTGGCCCAACTCGTATTGAAGATGCTATCCATCCAACTCTTGGACGGTTTCAGCGTGAGTACAACTCAAGAGGCCCTACTGGTCGAATCTTTGACCAAAACGGCAAAGAGCTTGATGCCAACACCATCAAGAATTTGGACCAGTCTGGTGGTTTGATTGGCAATACAGACCGCACTGCTTTTAGTACTGGCGCTTATCAAGCGGCAACTGAAAATCAGAAAAATTTCATGACTGGTTTGGCAAAGCCTGTTGCTGACCAGTATGCTAAATCTGTTGCCACTGCTCAACAAGGCTCTGCTTTGCGTGATGCTTTGGAGACTCGCCGCCGTTTGGTTGCTGACAAGAGCATGGCTCCAGTGCTTGAAGTTGTTTCCAAGCTTCCTGCTGCTGATCGACAAAAGCTGTTTGGTTTTGTTTCTTCTCAGATTGGCAAAACATCTGGCACAACAAAAGAGCAGACAGGATCTGAATCTGCAAATGTCTTGCGTGGTGCAAACGTTCAAGGCACTATAGGCGGCAAAATTGGTGTTGGTGCAGACACCATTGCTATGCCCGGAGGTGGTGTTTCTGGTGCTGTTGTTCCAAACATTGGCATCTCTGGATCAAGAACTGCTGGTGGCATGACACAAGCAGGGGCTACTGGTACTTCCGGTGCTACAGAAGGAACTACTTCTGGTGCTTCTAGCAACGTTCAACAAAACGTATTGAGTGAAATTGCTCGGATTACTCAAGGTGCAATCTCTACTCCACAGCAATTTGCTTCTTTGCAATCGCTTGTTCAGACATCTGATTTGTTGAGCAATGCTTTGGCAAACATGAAGCCTGAAGACATGGCTCCGGGTGTTAAAGCTTTGGCCCCTGTTAACCCATTGCTAAACAGCCGTATGGATGTTGTTTCGCACGATATTGACTTCCAACGCAACAATGCTTTGAACGTTGCATGGAATAACTATCTTGCTAAACAGATGCACTCAAACATCCGTAATACCAATCCTGAAGCTATTGGTGAACTGCGAGATAAATTCTTGAGCACACAGACATTTAAAGCGATTAATCGTACATACGACTATGAGCTTGATCGTGCTAAAGGCAAGAAGCCAGAACGAGAAGAAGGTGCTGTCTATGTGAATAGAAACAACCGTCTTCAAAAGTGGGTCAACGATGATTGGGAGCCCGTAAATGCTCGATGATATTGATTACAGCGATCTGTCTTCTTCTGCTCAACAAGCAGAGGCTAAACCTGCCAAGAAGTCTACGATTGCTGATCGTAAGATTTCTGCAAAGTCTGACAAACCAACACCTAAACCTGTTGATGTACAGACTTTAGCTGAACGAGCAAATGAGTTACAAGCTGATCTTGGTGCTCCTGAGATCGGTGATCCATTAGCTCAATATGGCTTGCAAGGTCTAGGTGCATTGGGTGGTCTTGCCGCTCTCTATGGTCTTTACCAAGCATCAAAGAACAAGCCTATTACTGGTCCTGTCATCCAAGGTCCGACAAGTCCTGCTTCTGTTGCAGGTACACCGCCACCTGTAAATTACGATGTTCCTGCTTACATGCGGAACCCTGCTCCTGCTCCTGTTGTAACTGAGCCTGTTGCACCTGTTCAACCAGATCGTCTGCAACGTGCTGCGGAAATGATTGAGGCCAACCGTCAAGCAGGTATTGGTCAACCTGCGGCTCCTGTTGTGGAAGCTCCTGTTGCCACTCCTTTGTCAGAAGCTCCTGTTGATGCTCCTGCACCAAAGCCAACAGCAGGACCAAATTCTGCTGTGACCGATGTTGTTACGGATGAAATCAAAAGCTTGATGAATGAGCCTGTTGCTCCTCCCGGTGAGTTGCGTACAGGTACAGGTAAACCTGCTTTTGCTGGTGAAGGTCCAGCACCAAAGATCTCTAAGCGCACTGGTCAACCCCAGTTCAAGTCCGAGTATCCAAGCATGCAAGCCGTACCAGCAGGTTACGCTGTGGTCCCTAATGCTCAATACATCGATGCTCTGCGTCAAGACCTTGGTCAAGCTGAATACACCAAAGCCTTTACTGGTCGTGATTTCCCCACTGACTACGAGCAAGCAGTTGCTACTGGCAAGGACATCAACCGTTCTTTAGGTCGTGCAACACGAGAAGAAGCTAAAGCCGCTGGTCTGCCTTACGGAGAGATTACTCCCGGTATTGCTCAACGAACCACTTCCGGCAAGAAGATGGTGAATGTGGGCGGCAAAGCAGGTATCACTGGTGCTCTGATTGCTTTGTCTGATTTGGCTAAAGCTGAGACTGCTGGTCAAAGAGGCCTAGCAGGGGCTAATTTGCTTGAAGCTGTCCTACCCCCTACCATGATGATTGGTGGTGCTGGAGAGGGTTCTAGCACCGTTCCTAGCCAAGATCCTGCACTTCTGTTGGGTAGCCCTTACGCTTTCTCAGAAGCTGGCAAGAAATTCCGTCAAGATCAAGCATATACTCGTAAGGTCGGTGCTGGTCGTGGCATTGCTCCTCCATCTGCTTACAGAAGATAATCATGGACAATCAACAACTTTTCAACCTTGTAGTATCGGTTGCAGGTTTTCTTGCAGTTTTTGTCTTTTATCAAGTCATGCAGAGATTGCAACGACTGGAGGACACAGTTAGTTCTCTTGAGAAGCAACTGCCACATGACTATGTGACCAAGGATGACTACCGTGCTGACATCAAGGAAGTCAAAGACATCTTGGGCAAGATCTTTGACAAGTTAGACGGTAAGGCAGACAAATCATGAAAGACTGGGCAATAGCTTTCGTAGCTGCTGCCTTTGTTTCATGCCTGACCATTTGGGTTACTTTCTCAATCATGCCGTTACTTCAATGGGTGCTTAGATGATTGGCCTCCTCCTTGATCCAGATGCCGCTCTTGATGCGGTAAACAATGCAGTTCGTCTGGTCAAGAAGGCCAGTGCTACTGCACAGAGTGTTGAATCTTTAGCCCCGATGTTGGGCAAGTACTTTGATGCCAAAGCCAATGCTATTGCTTCTGCTGAAGCTGCCAAAGCCGGGACTTTCGGTGGCTCTTCTATGGGTAAAGCTCTTGAGATTGAGCTTGCGATTGATTCTCAAAAAGAGTTTGAAGAAGACCTGAAGCGATTGTTCTGGAACGCCAACAAAATGGATGTTTGGCAGAAGATCAAGGCTAGGGCTACTGTTATGGAAGCAGAGGCCGCTAAAGCCGCTGGTAAGGCCAAGGAAGATGCTCGGCGTAAGAAGCAAAAGGATCAGGAAGATCTGGAAACAGCAATTGCCATCATTCTTTCTGTTTTGATCTTCTGTGGCCTGATGTGGGGTGGTTGGGAGTTGTTTTCCTTCTGTCGCAAGTACGGGTGTTGAGATGTGTGGAAGATACTCAAGTGGTTCGATGTTGGCACAGATTGGAAGCTTGGGTTTGATCGATTCCTCAAGTTCTGCTGTGGAGCCATCATTGCTCACCACTTGCTCGACATCCTCTATGTCTTGCCTGTGGAAGACTCCAAGTCCATCATTGAGTTCATAAAAGCCAATTTACCTTTCGGAGAATGACATGCTTTCTTTAATTTCTACACTGGGTGGTCTACTGATTTCGGGTCTGCCGAAATTGATGGAGTACTTTCAAAACAAGGCTGACCAAAAGCATGAGTTGGCATTGGCTGCAATTCAAACAGAGCGTGAGTTAGCTCTTGCCAAAGAAGGTTTTGCCGCTCAAGCCAAGATTGAAGAGATCAAGGTTGAGCAAATGTCTTTGCAGACTCAGCAAGTTGAGATGCAAACTGCCGCTCAAATGCAAGGTGCGGCTCTTGATCACGACAAAGCAGTGCTCAAAAAAGCAGCAGGGTGGGCCTCTACTTATGTGGCAACTGTCCGCCCAACCATCACATACATCTTTGTTTTGGAACTGGTGTTTATTAACGCATGGTTGGCTTGGTATGTCTGGTACAACGACAAGATGGTCACCTCTATGGACGACCTGATTCGTTTTAGCGACATTATTTTCAGTGCCGATGAAATGTCCATGCTTGGTGGCATCATTGGTTTCTGGTTCGGTTCTCGTAACTGGGACAAGAAGAAGTGAAGACATCTGACGCTGGCATTCACCTGATGCACCTTTTTGAGGGGTATCGGGATAAGCCATATCAATGCTCTGCACACATGTGGACTATTGGTTGGGGTCATGTGCTCTACCAAGACCAGATCAAGCTCCCAATGGTCCGTAAAGAGGGTTATACGGGTATTCTGAGAAACAGATATCCGTTACGCCCTGAAGACAACAGGCAATGGTCTAAAGATGAATTGGTCAAAATATTCAAAGATGACCTCGTTTATTTTGAACGTGGTGTTCTTCGATTTGCTCCCAATCTGGCTGGGCATCAGGGCAGGTTTGATGCTTGTGTCGCATTTTCCTTCAATGTAGGGCTAGGTAACTTTCAGAAGTCATCTATCCGTCAAAGGATTCTTAGGGAAGACTGGGAAGGTGCTGCTGAAGCCTTTATGCAGTGGACAAAGGCTGGCGGCAAGGAACTCAAGGGACTCGTAAGGCGCAGGAGTGCTGAGAAGGATTTGTTCAACAGCAAACCTGCTGACCATTAACGAGGCTTCTCCAAAAGGCTAATTGGTGCGTATACACAAGCCTCTGATGCGCTTGTTTCTACGGTAACAACTGGTGTTCGTGGCCCAAGCACTTGTTCAGGGTGATTGAGCCATCGTTTGCAGTTGCGGCAGAAGTTATCTGGCACTTCAGGATCGCATCGAGCAACATCAAACAGAAGATGACGCATCATTCTGCTAACTCGTATGTCATTTCAAAAATGTCAGGCTTGCATGGGTAAGTTTCCCCAGCAACCCCAGTGATGATGTAGTCGCCGGGGCTTACATACATCGGCCCTTCAAGGGTTTCAACCCAGAACACAGGCATACCACTCAACTTGCCGGGAATCACAGCCTGATGATCGCCATCTTTAAACCACTGCGTGGCCTCAATCACAACTGGCTTTTTACGAAATTTCATTTTTGTATTCCAATTCAAGTAGGAGTTCCAAGTAATGGATTGCTTTCTTGATGTCAGCAGCACCATTTTTTTCTTTGTGACGGGTGATGTACTTCACTACATTACCCTCACAGAAGCCCAAATCATTTGCATGGATGTAGACGATTGGCTGGATGCCTTTGTCTTTGTAGTGACTGCCTGAGACTTGTTTCTCAAGGGCTGATGATTTGCTCAAGCGACAACTTCCAACGTCTTGACAGTAAAGAGGTGAATTGCAAATATCGCAAGCCATCATGCCTCCTTCACAAATTGACCGTGTTCGTTCATGTGGCCTTTTCTATGCTCAATCTTTTTGTAAGCCTTGTAAAAACAAGTCCTTGCATCAAGATCAAGCAAAACAGCCGTATTGACCAAACAAACCATTACATCACCAAGCTCAAGCTCCGCTTCTGCCATGTCGCCAGCTTCAATTGCATCAATCAACTCTTGAGCCTCGGCAAGTGCTTTCTTTGCTTGACCAATAGGTGTGCCGTATTTCAGGATTCCTTTTGCTTCAGACCACTGCATGACTTGAAATTCGGTCATGCTGAATGATTGAGTTTCTTTCATGATTACACCTTGTTGATCAACCAAACACGCAGACCTGTCTCTTCTGTACGGGTAGAGATAACTTTGTCAGGGTAGTTCTTCTTGATCAAGTTGATCTGAGCACGGATGTAGCTGATTTTCTTTTTGTCGGTCACAGGGACCAAGAATGAATCGCCAGACTCCATCTTGTCAAATGGGTAGGCTTGTGTTGTTGCGAGGGGGATGTTTTTTTCAATTGTGAACATGATGTTTCCTTAGTTAAACCAGATAAAAAAGCCGTGGAGAATTCCTATAGGGAAGAGAAGAGCACCTGCTATCAGAAAGCCCCAAAGACCGTCTGCAAAGCAAGTGAAAACGTGTGTCAGCCATGCAAAGAAGCATGTAAATCCAATTAATAAACCCATACATTGCCTTAAAAGGTGGGGTACTCGCTGCATCTGCGCGCTAGAGGTCGCTGCGCTTTCGGATCAATACCCGTGGCGCACAGCATCCGCTTTCCCCCGTTGATCAGAAGGGCGTATCTCCGAAATCATCGTCCTTTGCCTTACGAGTAGGCTGAGAACTTTGACGGGGGGTCTCTTGTTTTTCACGAACAGACAGGCTTAGGAAGGTTTTGCCTGTTTTCTCAGACTTCTTCTTCCAGCCAGACAGCCAGTATTCCTTGCCACCCACATTGATGGACCCGTTGTAATCCGGAAATTTCTCGGAGTCTTTTTTTTCATTTACGAACAAAGCTCCTTTATTTTCGTTTGAGTATTCAGCCATCTCAGATTTCCTTTCGGTATGTCTTGTTTGAAAAAATTCTGTGTATTGTTGCTACACAGACATTGAAATGCTTTGCAATTTCTTTTGCTTGCATACCAATTTGTTTTAAATGCCAGCACTCTTTAAGGCGCTGCTCATCAAATTTTGCTTGTTTGTTTTTTGTACCAATAGTTGCAGTGCCATGCCTTATAGCGTCTGCTGTATTTTCTTTTCTAGTCCCCCATCTTAAATTTTCAAGACGGTTATCAAGTCTGTTTCCATTTATGTGGAGTGCTTCATGAGCCTCTGGTTTTGGTCCAACAAAAGTTTTTAGCAAAAGCGAATGAACTGTAATAAGTTTTGTTTTGTTAAAAGTTGAATATCCAATAACCCAATAACCATTGTTTGCTACACATTGTTTTTTAAGCTTTCCGTTTCTCCAAATTTGACCATCTGTTGAAATTGTCAAATCATTAAAATCCGGAACTGGTTTAACGCAGATTGGCGTAAGCATGTTGCACTCCATCAAAGTGTCATCTGAAAGTTGTGGAAGGCAATGATGAGTTGCTTTTCGGGCTGCAGACCCTATCCACGCTCTCATTGTATTATGCTTTCGCCCGTTTAAGTGCAGAACGCACAGTGGAAGACAGTTGGTTGGACAACCAGACTTGCTGATCGGCCTCCAATGCCTGATTGCGGATCATTGCCAAAGCATCTGTTGCTTGGCCTTTGCCCACAAGTTCTTCAACTCCTGCCGCTAAATCACGCAGGAAATCTTTAATGTCTTCAGGAAGATCGTCACCAATGCCACCTCGTGGGGTTACAACAGTGCCAGATCCCTTCTTGGGTACATCACCCTCTTCTGGCAGATCCTCACCAGCATAGATGTACAAACCCAAGCCATGAAGCGACAAAGCCTTGGTCATGCAACGCATGATGGCAGTGTTCACCGCAAAGGCATCAGGGTCTTGTATGGCTTTATTGCGATAGTCCATGACCGGGAGTTGGCATGTCATTGGCTTGCCAAACAAAGTGACAGTCACCCAAACCATAGCCGTGCCATTGATGTTCATGTAAGGAACAGTACGGCAAGCACCGTTTTGACCATGTTCCTCAAATGTCTCAACCTTGTAGGAAGCCGCAGGATCGGCCTTTAAAGCCTCTGCCCAAGCCCATGCCCATGACAGGTATGACAGATTATTTTTCTTTTCAACATGCCCATTCACGTTGAGTTTCAAAAGTTCATTAATATTCATTTCCATGTTTCCTTGTTGATTGCTCGCCAAACAGTCATTCTTGCAACCCCAAATTGTTTCGCAATTTCTTTGTAAGTTGCCCCAGTGGTTTCCCTTATTTCTCTAATTTCCAACACTTGTTTCATTGTTAATTTAGACATTGGATTTGCTTCTCCAGACAAAAGCTTTCCATTTTTTATCCCGTCATAAATGTTGTCTTTTGCGGTTCCCCAAGACAAATTTGATGCATCATTATTTTTTGAATTGCAATCAAGATGTCTGCAATGAGGCTGGTTTTTGTTTGGAGGCCCGTTGAACAACCAACAAATAATTCTGTGTAAATAATCTCTTTTGTATTTTCCAGTTCCGTTTGCAAAACTTATAGCTTTGTAACGGCCTACAGGAATCCCACTTAATAGAATGTATTTGTCGCCTTGTTTTTTTGCGGCTTGACCATCTTTGCAAAAAAAATAGTCTTTATAAACAGCGTGTTGTTTCCAGTTGCCAATTAATTGATCAACTACAATCCGGTTGCTCATGCTTTTGCTCCTTTTAGCAATGGTTTGAGAAGTGACGGCTTAGTGTTGGTAGCATTAAGCCGTTGCGCTATTGTAGCATCGATCAATATGTCAGGACGCGCTTTACTTTCCAAAAGATAGATCGTATTCATCTTGAATGATGTCACGCTGGGTGTCGTCATCAA